GTGCTTGGTGTTGTTGCACCAATAGCAGTACCGTCGATGTTCCCTGAGTTAATATCAACGCTGCTTAAACCTGTACCGCTTAACTTAGCCGCTACAGTAGAAGCCGCTACGTTGTTCAAATCCTCACGCGCCAGAGCACGACCGCCTGTAGTGACTCCATCATGTACTACCGCCGTGTCTTTAGTGGTGTCTACCGTGATCTCACCTTCTGCCCCTGTGAAGGTAGAGTGCTCACTGGTAGTACCGCGTCTTTTCTGTACTTGGGAAGTCATCTGTTAAACCTCTGGCCATGTTATATCTAAAGGGAACCCTACCTGCTGTGGTAAATCCCTAAGAGCCTTTCTATACGCCTGATACTTTTGGCGTACATTTGCGGGCACGTCTTGCATCTGCGTCCAATCGCTCTCTAATAATAGCCTATCGCGTTCAAGTCGAATACGGTTAGATTCAAGTTCTATATCAGGCTTCCAGCCTTTAGTCGCCTTGTCGAACTTGTACGAAGGGTGAGGTCGCCTACCTATATGGACGGGCTTTTTAGTCTCTAGGTCAATATAGTTCGCGTCGTACTCAGTGAACACATCCACAACGACCTGCGCCAAGCCTGTCGGCTTGTTAAGCCCTAATTGAGCGTCGTCAATTGTCCCAGACATAAGTATCTCACCTGTATCTGGGTCGTAGTTTACATAATTAACTATCATCGTTTAGTCGCCAATGCATATATAGATGAACCGTTTCTATTCCTAGTGTCTGATGACCATAGCCGTATCGTGTAGGTCGTATTAGCAGTCAGCGTTAACACTATAGCCTTAGTGTAAAGCGTCCCCCCAGCAGGGCGCTCGAAACTGTATACAATCCCATTCACTGAAACTTTAATATCAGAAACATAAGACTGAACAAGAGAAGTCAGTATGAAAACAGAGTAAGGATTATTACCGCTAGAATCGTAAATCGTATAAAACATGCCTATATCGTAAGCGGGAGCAGCGATATATCCAGGAACGGTCACAGCTTGACCTGCGATCTTTATCGTATCAACCGCTAGGTTTCCTATCTTAGCTGTGGTGATCGCGCCGTTTTGTATCTTAGCGTTGGTGATTACTGAATTTTCAATTTGCGCTGAGTTGGTGATTACCCCAGAAGCCGCTATCAAACCGCCCGTGATAGAGTTTGCGGCTATCTTGTCTGTTTGTACCGCGCCAGCGGCTATTGTGTCTGTTGTTATAGCGCCAGCGGCTATCCTACTAGATGTAATCGCATCAGCTGCCAGCTCAGACGTAGAGACCGCACCCGCAGCAATCTTACCTGCTGTAATAGCATCAGCCGCTATTTTGGATGACGTAATAGCGTTAGATGCAATCTTATCAGCGCTGATAGAGCCTGAGACAATCTTGGCTGCGGTTACAGAGTTAGTAGCCAGCTTATCGGATGTTATAGCGCCAGCAGCTATAGTCCCAGCCGTGATTGCATTAGCATCAACTTTACCCGCAGTGACAGCGTTGGAAGCTATGGTATCTGAAGTTATAGCTCCGGCCGCAATCTTGGCTGTGGTGACGCTACCCGCTGAAATCTCGTTAGCTGTTACAGCGTTAGCTGCAATCTTAGCCGTGGTTATACTGCTACTGGCGATAGAATCCGCTGTAACAGCACCCGCCAATATATTACTTGTAGTTACTGAGTTAGCCGCCAGTTCTGATGCGGTGATAGCTCCACTCGCTATATTAGCGGCGGTAATGGTATCAGCGGCTATCTCAGACGCTGTGACCGCTCCAGCAGCCAGTTTAGGTGTAGTAATCGCATCGTCAGATATTTGCGTCTCGGTTATCTGCCCCGTCAACTTAGCGGCATTAATAGCGGCTATCTGATCGTCCTGAAGCTGGTTCAGCAGCTTAGCTGCATCCAACGCGGCTATCTGCGAATCGGTCATCTGACCTGTGATCTTAGACGCGGCTAAGGCTGCTATCTGAGTATCCGCTATGGTACCGCTAAGGTCTGTTGTAGCTACCGCTGCTGTGAAAGCTGTTCCATTGTATCGGTAGAGCTTCTTATCAGTAGTTAGATAGACTTGGCGACCATCGAAGTTGCCTGTTGTCGGCAGTGCGCTTAGCACTTCAACAGGGCGTAAATCTTGAGGGAAGTTAGTCGATGCTATTTCGCCGTCAATATCTACTGCGGAAACCGCTGTGCTCCACTCGGGTACAGAGCTGTCATATCGGTAGAGCTTGTTATCTGTGGTAAGGAATACGACTTGTGCGCCTGTGTAGCCAACTGGGTTAGGTAAGCTGTCTACAATACCAACGGGTTCAATACCTGCGGCAAAAGAAGCTAGATCAACTGAGCCTGATTCGATAGAGAATATATCGTCTGACCAAGTTCCAGAAGCCGCATCCCAACGCCATAGTTTATTGTTGGTGGTGTCGTACTTTATCTGCCCGTCGAAGTCACCTGCCGCGGGTAGCGTAGCCACGGGCTCAATACCGTAGGCTCCTGCCTCTGCGAAGAGATTCATAACCTCAGCAGAGAAATCATCACTATCAACAAACGCAGTTGTAGCAGACACGCCCGAACTAAACTCCGAGTCGTTACCTGATCTGTCTGAGGCTTTAGTCCAGTAGTAGAACGTCTCGTTCATACCCAGACCCGTATCTGTATACGTTGTACCTTTAGTAGAGCCTACGAAGGCAGCGCCTTCCGCATTGTTTGTTGTATTGCGATACAGGTTCGTAACATCGTAATCAGCGTCAGACGGGTTAGACCATGTAACCTCGATCAACCTGAAACCACCTCTAGCCAGCATATTAGACGGGGCGGCTGGCGGTGTTGTATCGGCTAGTGGGGTTATCCCGTCTGTGACCCACGCTGACCGTACACCAAAAGAGTTTACCGACCTTACGCGTATAACGTACTCGGCCTCTAGCGCGTTGTTGATAACAAGCTGCTGATCTGTGGTAAGTGCTGAGTTCCAGTAATTCTCAGCTCCTGTAAGCGTCTCGGACACGAGCCCATAGTCTAATGTTGCGTCTACGGAACCCGTAACCAAGCCGTAATCGTTCGTGGTGACTGCGGCATCACCTATCAAGCCGTAGTCGTTGTCCGCTGTACCACGCTTCCACTGGACTTCGTAATAGGTCACAAAACCGTCTAATGGCGCATCCCACTCGACTAATACCTGTGACTGGTACGCACCATCATTAAGGATATCCCTAATCTGGGTAACGCTTAGATTGCGTGGCGTACCTACAGTAAACGGGTTAGGTAAGTTAGTGTCATTTCGGCTAAGCGCACCTTCGTCTGCTGTAGACCAGTTATAAACTGTTGTACTTGTCTCTTTGAGCACCAGCGTAACTGACGGTACTTCTGAACCGCTGTACTGCCAACTAACAACCTCAAACACTTTGTTAGACCAGCCCATGCGGTCTAGGGTCAGCATCAGTGTATCGCCAATATCAAAACGGAAGGCGGTCAACTTACACGCTACAGATACTGTGATTTGCTCGCGGTTGCGGTATAGAGCTATCTTAGCTAGCCGTTGAGCCGTTGCGGAAGATGTCGTAAACGGCAGAGTCATATCAGCGTATTTACGCTCGTTTCCATCTTCTGCTTCAAAGGTGCCTGACTTTATTGGTGGGAAATCGACAGGCTGGTAGTTATCTTCAGGGCTTACAAAAACTCCTCGAACCGCGTTGAAGTTGGACTGATTACTCACACGCGTAGTTACGTCGATCTGCCCGATAAAGTCATCTTCAGTCAGCGTTATAGTAGGTGTTATATATGCGCCTGCTTTACAGTGCCACTTACCGTTGGAGTAGTAGACTGTACCCGCCATAGCTGCTGCCAGCTCCTGTAGGATGGAAGCAGGGGTGCGGCTTGTATCTATAATACCGTTAGTGGTGTAACGTTTTTCCGAGCCGCCTGTTATCGTTACGCTCTCATCACAGATATTCGCTGCGGTAATGAAACTCGCCGCATCGATCTCAGTTAGATCAGCGCCTAGCCCATAGGTGTCGTCCATTATGTAATCAAGCAGGCACAGTGCAGAGTTATTACTGTAGCCAGTTGTGGCAGTACGCGGATCGTAGACCGGTTTACCCTTAACCAATGCAGATACGTTCGGGATGCCTGAAGGGTACGTATCTTGATCGTACATCATGCGAGTATATACGTAAGCAATACCACGCAGTCTGTGATTGGTAGTCATCGACGTTTCGGATACTAGGTTAGCGTCGGCTACCTGATCTACACTACCAAAGTGAGCTGTTATGTTGGCGAAGCTCTCGTAAGTGCCCGTAGCGCCTACTTGAGTTGCGTCTAATAAGTTGGTCCCGACAATCTCATCATTAAAAGCGACTAGATCAACAGCACTAATCTCATGGCCAGCAAGGGTCACTATCTGATGGAAATACTTATTCTCATCTCCAGTAGACTCCATGAACACTATAGTTCCAGAAGTGCGAGTGCGACCGTATATAACTTTACGTGCGCCAAGAGGGTTACGAGAAGCGACTAACTGACCTGAAAGCTGTGCAGGGGTAGAAGGCTTGGGAGCAAGTGACTGAGCAATAAAACCAAGCACTAAGTTGGTAGCAAAATAGCGCCCTGCTGTACCAGCAGCTAATGTAAAGAAAGCTGTCGAAACACCGCCCGTAGCAACAGCAAATGCTGTACTAATTGCAGCGCCAAGTAATGATGACCCTAACTTTTTACCCACTACTCAACTCTCCACGCAAATTCAGCATCGTTACTGAATAATAACCCATCGTCGGATGGTGTGCAGTAAAAGGCACCGAGGCAAATACCGACTGATTTATCTTCAGTGATGTGGGCGACAACGTCCCCGCGTTGCACAAGCTCAATAGGCACTCTTTGGTAATAGCGGTCTACAAAATCCCACAAGTCGCTAGCGTTGTTCTTATTTAAGTAACTGTAAGCCCCGCGCTGAGTTTTGTAGCCGAACTTTAGATCAGCCATAGGGCAATCTGATTGGATAGCTTTCAAAGCCCCTAATGCAAAAAGGGCGCAATCGTTTACGCCCCAAGAGAATGGTTCTAGGCGCTTAGACTCAACGTATTCGGCTAGGCGCTTTTCCCAATCCTCATACCTCATGTGCGACCCCAGAGAATCTGTTTATCTTGTAGTGCGCTTACATAATCAAGACCAAGATCGCTTGGATACTTAGACTTCTGATCTTCAGACGTGTATCGGAAGTTTCGTGGGCGTTCTAAGTCTATGAGGCGGTTCTCGGCAGTTATCTCTATAGTTGCGTAATCAGCGCCCTCTGTGATGGTCATCACATCCATACGACCCTTAAATAAGGTATATGCGGTAAATATACCTGAGTCTATAGTACCGAATAATATGGAGGCATTGCGGTTCTGGTAGTCTTCGCCGATTGCCACAGCAACATAACCCGGGTCAACACCTGTCAGCGTCATTGAAACGCCCCTAGCTGCTATCTCGCTTGTCTCCTCGATTTCAGACAACCCTAGCAGCGTACCTGCACCCAAGAACGTCTCGCCGCCTATAATTGCGTCATAGGTTCCGTTCCAAAGCCGTACAACACCTGAGTCAAACTCCAACTCAAAGGCGTAGAAAACTTCCATTGAGTCATTAAGAAAGCTACTCGGAGCCGCCCTCATATTGCCTCCACTGCGCCAAAGCTAATGCCGTAGATCATCGCCTCGTTAATATCCCATATCGTTTCATTGGTATTGAGCCTAAACACGCCTTTAGCGCCTGTCACGGTAACGGGTGCGTTATTATCTGGCGCTATGCGTATACGTGGGAAAATGTTTAACGTTGCCGTACCTGTGCCGCTAGTGCTCACATCCTGCAATACTTTATGCAGCGTTGCGGTAGCGCCAGAGCCTAGTTGAATGTAGTCGCCAGCCTTGAGGTAGTCCGAAACCGATAGCGGTAAGCCGTCAATCGCTAAACTATCACCCGTCTGGGAGGAGCCGTTGACGAGTGGTGTACCAGACGTTGTTGCTGCTGAGCCTCTAGGAGTAGCGTTAGCGGGATCGCCTAACAGGAATGTGCCGTATTGCCCACGCATCCGTAACAGCCAAGCAACCCACACCTCAGCGTCATCACGCTTCATAGCAGGTAGGCTAATATCTGCCTCAAAGCTCTCGCCCTGATGTTTGTAGACTTGCTGACTAAAGGTAAATGGTGAACTCGTTATAGCTACAGCACTGCGAGCGACCAACCTAATTCTAGCTAGGTTGGTATTAGGCATTGCTAATGGATAGGACTCACTCACTTTTTAACCTCCGAAAGCAGCAGCATAAGAGCCGCCACGTTTACGCGCATCGAGAACTGCGCCTTTAGCTGCATTGGCGATCTGCGGCATAAGCTGAGCGATCTCTGTGCGTACCGTCTGCTGTACGCCTGTTGATACGTTTATATTCTGAACGATTGTAACACCGCC